GTTGATCCGGATCGACTTCTGGCTGTCCATCAGCGCGATCGACAACGCCGCTAGGGCGACGGTGAGAGTGCCCGCGCGGGCGGCCATGAACGCCAGCCCCGTGCCCGCTATCCGCCCGGCAGCGCCAGTGGCGATCAGGTTGACCGACAGCGTGGCCACGCCGGCACGTAGCTTGACGATCGCGGCGAAGGTCAGCAGGGCGATGCCCGTGGTGCCGGCCAGAACAGTCCCGGCGGCCAGCACCGGTCCCGGCAGGGTGCCGATGGCGTTGGTCAGACCGGTCGCAGCCTGGGTAAGCATCCGCAGCCCACCGGATGCGCCCGAGCCGGAGGTGATGAACAGCGTCTCCAGCGACCCGGTCAACGCCTCAACGTCGCCGGCCAGGTTGTCCAGCTTCTGCGCCGCCACCCGAGCCGCCGCGCCCTGGTCGTTGACGGCGTCGATGTATTCCTGGATGCCTTCGGCGCCCTCCTCGTAGAGGACGTTCGCGGCCCGGATCGCGTCCGAGCCGAAGATGGTCTGCATGGCGGCGTTGCGTTGCGCCGGCGCCATGTCCTTGAACGCGGTCTGCAGTTGGCCGGCGATGCTGACCGAGTCGACCAGGTTACCGTTGGCGTCATACATCGAGATGCCGAGCTCTCCCATCAGCTCGGCGGCCTCATCCAACGGTGCCGCCAACCGCAGTAGCGCGGTCTTCAGCGACGTCGCCCCGTCGGAGCCCTTCAGCCCGCGGTCGGCGAACGCGCCGAGGATGGCGACGGTCTCCTCCAGGCCAAAGCCGACCTGCGCGGCGATCAGACCAACCTGCTGCAGCCCTTGGCCGAGGTCTTCCACACCGGCGGAGGACTTGTTGGCCGCGGCGGCGAGCACGTCGGCGATGTGCTCCATGTCCGCGCCGCCGAGGCCAAACGTGTTCATCGCCGCGGCGCCGATCTCGGCGGCGGTGGCGAGTTCCAACGACCCGGCCGCGGCCAGGGACAGCGCCCCGGTCAGTGCGCCGCCGAGAATGTCGGCGGTGGAGATACCGGCCTTGGCCAGTTCCGCCTCGGCCTGCGCCGCCTGCGACGCGGAGAACGACGTAGCCGCACCCGCGTCCAACGCCGCCTGCCGGAGCTTGCCTAGGTCTTCGGCGGTGGCGTTGGCGACCGCCCCGACCTCGGACATCTGCTTGTCGAACTTGGCCGCGGCGACGATGGCGACACCGGCGGCACCGACCAACGCCAACCCGACCAGGGTTGCCGCGCCGGCCAACTTGTCGAGGTCGGCCTTGCCTTTCTTGCCGGTCTTGTCGATCGTCTGGCCGAGGTGGGTGGTGGCGGCCTCGGCCTCTTTCGCGTCCTTCTTGTACCCGTCGACGAGGAGCCGGAGGCGTACGCCGATCGAACGCATGGAGGCCACGGCCTACCCCCTCCGCTTCGGCTTACGTCGTGGTGGGCGGGGCTTCTTCACCGCAAGGTGAATCATGCCGGCGGCCTCGGGATGCTTCTGGTGCGTCTCCCGCGACTGGGCCAGCGCCAGACAGCGAAGGCACACAGCGGGCGGCAGCGGCTCAAACTTCCACCGCTCGTAGTCCAGGGTTTCGACCAGATCCCCGCCGCAGCGGCGGCACTCGTTGTCCTCACGCAATGCCAGCGCCAGCGCCCACGCGCGCGAGTCTTCGTCCCAGCCCGGGCGGGTCACCACCGTCGTGCCGGTCAGGGCTCCGTCGGCGTCGTAATGCTCGTGAACCTCGGTGGACGGCGCCCCATCGAAAACTGCCAGCGGTGCGCCCCACGCGCGGGCGGCGGCTACTCGTCGACGGAGGTCTGGGTCGTCGAGCGCCTGTGCCGCAAAGGGACAGCATCATCCCCGCGGCTGCAGTTCCACGCCGCCAGGAACAGCGACTCGGCCTGCTCGATGGTGGCGAAGCCGAGCAACCAGTCCAGCATCCCGTCAGGCACCGGCTCGACCGGGTCGTCCGGCTCGGCCCGGATTCCGACGACGGCGGCCCGGATCATCGGCTCCCGCATCGTCACCGGGTTGCATCCGTGGATCCGGTCCCAGCCCTCACGCGGCTTACCTTCGTCGTCCAGCCGCGGCGGATGGGCCGCCTTCAGCGCCTCGAACGGGGTGCCCTGCAGGCCCTCCACAACCACCAGCAGCGTGTCGTCCGCGGCCTGCTCGTAGAGGCTGTCGAGCAACTTGTCCAGTTCGGCGATCTTCGCCGCGTTGGACTTCGACGCCAGTCGCCCGCCACCTGGGGACCGGTCGAGGGCGGCGATGTCGTCCTGAACGCCCTGGATCTGCTCGGCCAGTTCGCCGCCGCAAACAATGGGCACCGTGCGACGGGGACGCGTCGCACGGGCCATCAGTTCGGCGATCCGGGCGGGTGTCACGAAGCGAGCACCTGCACCAAACCGGGCGTTCCCGGCGGGCGGAGGTAGGCCGCCTGCTGCATGAGCCACGGCGAGTTGGCGGTGCGGCCAGCCGGGTGCTGACGACCCAGCTTCACCGCGTAGGGCTGCACCCAGTCCCACGCCGCCAGCGGGGTGTCGAACGGCACGGCCGGGCGCTCCACGAAGTAGCCTTCGGTGCCCTCGATCAGGGTCAGGCGGGCTTCGTCGTCGTCCGGGCTTTCGGTGTTGAACACGTACATCAGCGGGAAGTCGTAGCCTTTGCGACCCGGACCCGAGTAGTCGGTGTCCGAGCACAGACGGTTGTCGGTGATTCCCGCCTCGTTCAGCACCGGCGCCCAGCCGGTGTCGGAGAAGTAGCAGGACATGTCGAGCACGCCGCCACCGTTGAGCTCGGTCAGGGTGGGGAACTCCGGGTCCGCCAGAGTTGGCACCCAGAGAACCAGATCGGTGCCGTCGAAGGTGACGGACGCCGGCTGAGTCATAGCGACTCACTCTCCTTCATTTCGGCGACCGCGGGCTTCGCGGCTCGCTTGGATTGCGGGACCAGCACCGCGAGCGGGCGCTGGGGCTTGGCGGGGCGGGGTTTGCCGCCGTGACGGCCGGGCAGGGCCTGGCCGAGGGTGTTGTGGTAGAACGGCACCTCTTCGGCGACGCCGCGCTCGAGCAACATCTGCATCCGTTCGATGCCGACGTCGTACTGGTGGCCGGTCACCTTGTCGCGCACCCGCGCCCAAACCTGCGCCATCAGGAGATCTGCCTTCCTGGCTGGTCTTCCAGCCGGTAGACGGCGGTGATCGTGACGGTGGTCTGTGCCACCGGTTCGGTTACGTCGGCGTCGCGTGTCTGCTCGTGCCGGATCGGGTAGACCGACCTGCCGTCGAGTTCTGGTATCGCGTCCAGCCACGCCTCTTTGACCTGTGCGGCCATAGCCCTGGCCTCGATGTCGTTGGCGCCGACGCAGTGGGCGAACGCGCGGGTGACGGTGCGGGTCGACCAGTGCTGCAGCCGGTCGCCGTCGGCGTGCTGGCTGACGAAGTGCACCGACACGTAAGGCGGTGCGGCGCCGGAGGGGACTGTGGTCGGGCCGCCGGCAACGGCGGGGTAGACGGTGATCGGGCGGGCGCGCAGCAGCGCCAGCATCGCGTTTGCGTGGCCCTGCTCGTCGCCGTAGTCGGTCATTGCACTAGCCTCGCGGCGAGCTCTTCGGAGGCCTTGATGAACCGCGGCGCCTCTTCATCCAGCGCCGGCTCGAGGTGCGGGTGTGGCGCGTTGTACGGCCCGCCGTACTCCAGCAGGTTGCCCAGCCCCCACTGCCGCCGCCCCTTGGCCGGGCCGATCTCGCCCTCGATCTCCTGGGCTCTGACGGTCACGTCGTAGTTGATCGAGTTGGCGTAGTAGGGGATGTGCGGGCCGCGGGGCGCCTTGGCCCGGGCGGCGGTCTTGATGTTCAGGCTGCCCTTGCTGACGATGGCGTAGCCGGCGACCGACACCACTTCGGCCGCGCGGGCGAGGTCGCGCGCGTACGCGACGAGTTCGGTGATGTCGGCGTCCATCAGGCCGTCACCTGCTCGAAGTGGAACCGCCGCGCGGAGGCGTGGCTCTTCGCCGGCTGGGCGCGCAGCCACGCCACCACACCGACCAGGGCCGGGTCGTTCGTCGACGCGGTGATGGTGCAGCGGTCGCCCGCCTGCACCGCCGTTGACGTCGCCACCGGCAACTGCAGCTCGCGCGATATGGCCAACTGCGGCTGATCGGGGGCGGTGTTGATGTCGCGCGGATATCCGCCACGTTCCTGCACCCGGCACGGCCCGGTGTAGACGGTCGAGGTCGTCTCCGTCGTCGCGCCGGTGGTTTCGTTCGTGGACGTTCCGGTGACCCGCACGATGGTGCACGTGTCGGGGAAGCCCCGCGTGGCACTGGCCGCGAAGGCGCGCGCGCGGGCCAGGACCGAGTTGGCCGTCATCATCGCCTCGACAAGGTGACGTGGGCGGTGTAGCCGTAGGCCTCGCGGATCGCGGCGACCATGTACTCGGTGAGCCACATTCGCGCGTCGGCGTCGCCGTAGCTGACCTGGTAGTCGTCGATCGACTCCGATGATGCGGTCCCGCCCGGGTTGCCCCAGCCCATGGCGCCCAGCGATAGGGTCATGTCCTTACCGAGTTGCAGCCACTGCGACCCGGCCGGATACCCGGACGTGAACGAGCACGTGACCTGCGACGGCGGGGAGTAGGTGCGCATCCACCCGCCGGCCCGCCACAGCATCTGCTTGCGCAGCACCCAGTCGGTGATGACCTCGCCGTCGATCTGCACCTCGGCGACTTCCTGCACCGGCAACTGCGGCAATGGCAGGTAGTAGTCGCATGGGTCGCTGACGTCGATCAGCACGTCCTCATGTTCGACCTGGACGATGCGCTGACCGCCGGCCGCGCGCTGCACCTTCGACGTGGCCAACTCGACGAGCATGGTCAGCGTCTGCTGTTGCGCCGTGGTCAGCGAGGTGTAGTCCAGTTGGAGGAACAGCGCCAGGTCCTGCGCGGTCGCCAGTTGGTCGCCTCGGGTGAACGGTGCGGCCGTCGGGGCGAGGTTGACCACGACAGTGCTGTACTCGACGCCCTGCCCGGTGTTGGTGACGGTCCACGCGAACACCCAAAGGCCGGCCTGGTTGAGCGTTACTTCGTCGGCGGTCCACGTGGCGCCGCCGTCGGCGGTCGACTCGCCGGTGCCGGCTGTGATGGTGCCGTCGGGTGCGGTGATGGACAGCGAGGCGAGGGTGGTGCCGTCGAACGGGCTGACGGTCAGCGTGGGTGTGAGCAGATCACCGACGTCGGTCACGATCAGCCTCCTGTCGCGACGAGCACGGTCTGGGTTGGTGTTGCGTCAAGCTCCGACGTGGCCGAGGTGGTGCCGCTCAGGTCGTCCTGCCCGGTCTCGTAGGCGTCCAGGTCGGCCATGTCTTCGCCCGCCACAAGTAGGCGCTGGCCTTCGACGACGGCGAGGCCGAGGAACGCCAACACCGCGGCCGCTGTGCCGAACACACCCCGGACACCGGAACTGGATGCGGCAAAGACGAAGCTGCCGACGGCTTGCCCCTGGACGGCGCTGCCGCCCGCGACGCCGCTCGCGGCCCCGCTGAACGTAAACGCGCCAGCCGCGGCGCCGACATGTCCGGCCACGCCCTGTGCTGTTGAGCCGAAGGTGAGGGCGGCAAGCCCTTGACCTTGGACGGCTCCGGCGATTTCACCGCTGGCGGCACCGACGAACGCGTAAGCGCCGAGCCCGGTCGCCACAACTCCCGGCACACCGGCGGCGGCACCGGTGAACGTGAACGCGGCGGTCGTTGCGCCGACGACGCCCGTAACGCCCTGTCCGGTACTGGTGAACGTGAACGCGGCGGTCGTTGACCCCACCACGCCCGGGATGCCCGAGCCAGTGCCTCCGAACGTGAATGCGCCGGCACCCTGCCCGATCACGCCCGGCACACCGCTGGCGGCGCCCGCAAACGTGAAGACTCCGGCGGCTTGGCCCTCTGGCCCAGGGGTCTCCACATCGCCGCTGGCCGCGCCGGTGAACGTGAAGGCGCCGAGCGCAGCCCCGACAACACCGGCCACGCCCTGAGCTGTCGACCCGAAGGTGAAAGCGGCGGTTGTTGCGCCGACCACACCGGGCACGCCGGCAGCGGTGGACCCGAAGGTCACGGCCTTGACGGCGGCTCCGACGACGCCCGGCACACCGCTGGCCGTGGACCCGAAGGTAAAAGCGCCCAGGCCGGTGCCGGTCACGCCCTCACGGAGTCGCACGATAGCGGTCGCGCCGCATGTGCTCGTGGCTGAGGTGTGAGTCCAGGTTGGTGCGTTGGCGCTGCCGGTGCTAACCGATGCGTCGAACGAATACGCGCCGGAGTCCGTGCCGCTGGTCGAACGGGACGCGTTGCGCTGGGTGCGGGCGCCGAACGTCGCGCCGGTCTGGGTGATGGCCGGCGAGGTGATCGTCTGCGCGGCGTCGGTGTCGGTCGAGTTCGCCGCGACAAGCATGTCGTTGGGCAGCAGAGTCGTGGCCCAAGCCCCACACCCGGCCGACCAGTCCGCGCCGTGGGTGGTGTCGGCACCGGACACGAGGACCGGATCGTGGAAGATCCCCGTGGTGGCAGAGTAGATCGACATAGCGCCGGCCGACGACACGCCGACGTCGTTGGTGACCGTTACCGAACCACTCTCGGAACCGGTCAGCCGCTTGTACCAGACACCGACCTTGGTGGTGCCGGCGTCGTTGGCCGAAGCGCCGGTACCGCCGGCCTGGGTACCGATCGGGGTGAAACCGGTTACCGTGCCGAACACCGCGCCGGACAGTTTGACCGCGGCCACCAGGATTGCGATACGCCCGGCCGCAACCCCGGACGGGTAGGCCACGCTGATGGAGGTCGTGCCCTGCGCGCTGGCAGCCGGGGAACCCGTCGAACCCTCATGTGCGATGGTCATGGCTCACCGCCCGCCGGAAAATGTCAGGACGCGACGGACAGTGTTAGGTCCAAATCACCGACGGGGATGGTGAACGTGTCCCCGACCAGAACCGCGTTGGCGGTCATCGTCCCCGAGCAGAGAAAGGTTCCGTTGGTGCTGGCGTCGTGAGCCGACCAGTGGGTGTAGTCCTCAGCCGTGTCGACCTCACCCGTGGTCCAGCTGACCGCCACGTCGTTGGCGATAGCACCGCCGGACGCCGCACCGAACGAGACCTGCTTGCGGGTGGCGTTACCGGCGATCGCGGTCGTACCGGCCGAGCCCGGATCGGCCGTGTGCAGCTGGATCCAAAACGCGGTAGGTGCGGTGATGTTGCCAGCGTTGCCCAGCGCATCCAGCACCGACGCGGCGAAAGCTGAAGCCAGTCCGGTCGCCATGGGGTTATCTCCTCGTCTAGCTCTCGTGCCACAGGTGGAAAAGGTCCGCGGTGCCGCGCCACGGCCGGCCGAAACGGGGAACCAGTTGGGTTTGCCAGACCTCGTCTTCGCGCCGGCCCATGACCGGCATCGGGCACGCCTCGAACACGTCGCGGCGCATGACGACCATGCCGCCGCCGGACACCGCCCGGTGCGGTGGCCGCTCCAACGAGCCGCGCGGACTCCAGTCGCCGTCGGCCATGACCTGCTCGCTGGCGTCCTTCGTCAGCCGCAGGATCCGCGCGTGCGGCACGGCCCACTTGGCGCCGGCCCGCACCGCGTCGACGGCCCGGCCGACTTCGGTGCACCACACGTCCGCGTCGGAGATGACGAGAACGTCGCCGCCGCAGGAGCGCACACCGTTTGCGACGACACGGCCCTTGCACCATTCGCCGTCGGTATCGGTGGTCGTCAGCGACCAGTCGGAGTGCTCGCGCCGCCACAGGTGGAACAGGAAGTCCCAGGCAGGCTGCCGGTCTGGGCTTGGCCGCCAAGGCACGACCACGGCAACGCTCACTGCATCAACGCCCGCACCGTCGCCACGTCTGCCGCCATCTGCCCCTCGTCGTGCCAGGCGATGTAGGTGGCCTCGTCCCGGCCCCACTGCGTCGGGTTGTTGAACCGCTCGTACTGCTCATCCCAGGTCGACTTGCCCACGATGTAGTGCATGTGTTCGATCATGGTGTCGGGCAGGTACCGGATGCAGTCGGCCTCTTTGCCCAACGCGACCAGCGCCGTGTCGCAGAACAGGTGCTCCACTTTCGCCGGCACCATCCGACCCAACGCCCGCACAATGTCGGTGGTCATCGCCCACGCCGTTGGCAACGTCTCGTCCTGGTAGCCGTCGGCGCCGTACACGATGCCGGTGCGCATCTCCTGCAACACCTGCACCCAGCGCTGCGCCCAGCCGACGGTGCGCGGCACATGGTCGTCGCCCATGAACCCGAGGGCGAAGTACGACCCGACCTCCTGCTCGACCGCCACCTCGAGCTTGTGGACGCACGGCCGCCACACATCCCACACCACCAGCCGTGCGCCCGGCGGAAGGTCTATCGCCTGATACGCCGGCAGCGCCGGGTCATCGGCGTCGACCTCGATGCGCAAGTCGGCTGACCCCCACGCCGCGGTGTGCGACCACGCGGTCAGCAGGCGCTGGATGTTCCACGTTCGAGTGCGTGCCGGGACGATAACGAGGAGGGGGGCCAACAGGGTGCCCTTCCGGTAGTGGGCTGGCCGGGTGCCAGGCGAAGTTGGGCGACCCGATGTCAAGCGGTCGCCACGGGTCGCCGTTGTCGTCGAAGCGCCGTATCTGCGCCGTCGGGTCGACCCACGCCGACATGGACGGATTCCACCAGTAGTGGTAGAGGATCCGGTCGACGAACACCTCGAGCCGCAGCCGGCCACGCAACTGCGCCACCCAGTGCCGGTCTTCCGGCTGGCCGAGAGGCGCACCGATGAACTTGGCCGTCCGGGCCAGGTCGGTGCGGATCGGGTTGGCGCAGGTGATGTCCCGACGCAGATGGTCGGCGCCGACGTCGAGCCAGGTGCCGTGGGACAGGCTGTGATGGGACAGGGCGTAGGGCAACCCGTCCTTGTACACCTGCAACTTCAGCCCGACATACTCCGGGCGCAGCGCCAGCGCCTTGGTGATGGCGGACACGTAGTCGTCGGAGACGGTGTCGTCGTCGTCGACGAAGGAGACGTAGTCGGTGTCGGCGGCCTCGAGCAGTGCCTGTTTCTTGGTCGCGACGTCGACCTCGCCGTTGTCCCAGTACGCCAGCACCTTCACGCCACGGGCGCGGTCGACCTGCGGCAAAAGCCCGTCGAGCATCTGACACAGGTACTCGCCGCGCTGCCCGAGGGTGGGGACAAGGATCGTCCACGTCGGGGTCACGGCCGCCACCGGTCAGCGTTGACCGCGTGTATCTCCTTCAGGATGGCCGCCGCGTCGTAGGTGGGTTTCCAGTGCGGGTAGCGGGTGCGGAGTCTGGTCGTGTCGGTGACCCACCAGCGGTGGTCGCCGCGGCGAGGGTCGAGGTGTTCGACAGTGGCGGGCCGGCCGGCGATGCCTTCGGCCAGCGCCAGCGCCTCCAAGATGGACACGTCGGTTCCGAGGCCGCCGCCGAGGTTGAACACCGTCCCCGGCTTAGGCGGGTCACGCCAAATGGCCTCGATCGCGGTCACGACGTCGTGAGCGTGGAGCTGGTCGCGGACCTGCTTGCCGCCGTAGCCGAAGATCCGATAGGGCCGGCCGGTGGCCACGCAACGCATCAGGTAGGCGAGCATGCCGTGCGCCTCCGTGCCCGCGTGCGCGGGGCCGGTCAGGCACCCGGGCCGCAGGATCGTGGTGCGCAGCCCGTAGGCGTGGCCGTATTCCTGCGCCATCAGGTCCGCCGCGGTCTTGCTCGCGCCGAACAGCGAGTGTGGGCCGCCGTCGATCGACATGGTCTCGTCGATGCCGTAGGTCCATTTCAGCCCGCCGGGCAGATCGAACCGGGTGGCGTACTCGACCAGCGGCAGGTCGTTCGGATGCGGCCCGTACACCTTGATCGTGGACAGGTAGACGAACACCGCATCCGGCGCGTGGCGGCGGGTCGCTTCGAGCATGTTGAGCGTGCCGCCGGCGTTGATGTCCCAGTCGGTCAGCGGGTGCTCGTCGGCGTAGTCGTGCGCCGGCTGCGCCGCGGCGTGCACCACAACCGCCACGTCCTTGCCGTAGCGGGCCAGCACCGAATCGACCCGGCCCCGGTGGCAGATGTCGGCCGGGATGTGCGAGTAGCCGCTGCCGAGGTCGGCGCCGAGCCGGTCCAGGTTGTCCTGTACCGACGCGTCGCCGCCGAAGAACTGGCCGCGCATGTCGTTGTCAATGCCCGCAACGTGCAGCCCCAGTGCACTGAAGTGGCGTGCCGCCTGCGAGCCGACCAGCCCGCCCGAGCCGGTGACGATCGCGACGCTCACGACTGCCACCCGGGCAGCCAGTGCTCGGCGTACCAGAGCGCCGTCTCCAGGATGCCAGCACCCAACGGCTTAAGATCTTCGACGTCCATGCCAATCGGCGCCAAGGTCGCCGGATCACACGTGATGTACGCACCGGGCGTCTCGCCCGGCCGCATCGGCAAATGGACGATCTCCGAGACGTTGCCGGTTAGTCCGGCTGCGGCCTTGACGACCAGGTCGGCCACCTCTAGCACGGCGGTGTGTTCTTCCGGGCCGCACTCCATGACGTCGGGCACCACGACTCCGGCGGCGGCGGCCTCCAACGCGAGCACCAGAGCCAGAGCTCCGTCGCGCACCCACACCATGTCAGAGACCTGTTTGCCGTCGCCGTACACCTCGACCGGGGCGCCGGACAGGGCGCGGGCGATGAACGCCGGGGTGATTTTACGGACCTTCGATGTGCCGTACGGGGCGGCCATTGACTGCCGCGGCCCGTACGCGTTGACCAGGCGCACCTGGTTGAGTCTCAGACCGCGATCGCGCACGTACATGTGGCCGAGCGTTTCGACGCACGTCTTCGACGCGCTGTAGGGGTTGGAGAATCCGGCATTTCCGACCGCGATGTTGACCACTGGCAGGCCGTACTGGACGCCAGCTTCCATCACGTTCATACCCGAGATGACGTTCGTCATCACTGCCGGGCGCGGGTTGTGCACCGTCTCCGCCGTGCCGAGTACCGAGGCGAGGTGGATGATGCCCTCGACGTGCGCGGCGAGCTCGGTGACCGCTACGTCGTCGCGGGTGTCGCCCAACATGACGGTGACGTCGCGGTGCGACCGGCCGATGTGGTCGAAAATCAGCGGCTCGTGCCCGCGCTCAATCAGCACATCAACGACGTGTGAGCCGATGAACCCGGCGCCGCCGGTCACGCCTACGCGCATGCCGCTGCTCCCAACCGAGCTAGGTCATAACGCTTATGGCAGGACCGGCAAAGGGCCAACCAGTCGGTAAGATCTCTCCGGTACTCGCCGGACTTGTTCGCCCAATCCAGCGGTTTGTCGGTCTTCCCGCAGTGCTCGCAGGCGTCGGGCTGGTCCCGGTAGCGACGAACCCAGTCATGCAGGGCGTCATATCCGACCTCGTCGCCCTTCCATGCGTGGTGACTCGGACCTGTCCGGCGACCCTTGCGTGGGCGTGGCGTCGCAGTGCCGGCGTTGTGCGGTGCCTGGCCCGGCGAGAACCAAGCGCGATTCGTAACCTTGATCTCGTAGGTAAGCCCAGACGGTCTCGTTCGGTAGGTGTAGAAGCACGCCTTCGAGCAGTACCTGCCCCGGCCGACCGCGACCCTGCGAGCATCAGCCTCAAATCCTTGGCCGCATGGACACGTCACCCCGACCTTCACGGAACGGCCAGGCCGTAATGGCGGGCGATGTCCTGATGCACCCGGTGCCGTTCCTGCGGAGTCATGGAGGTATTCCTTCCGCCTCGGTCCGAATGGGCCAGGTAGACGGCGTCGGTGTGCTCGAACGTCGCGCCGGCCTGCCAGCACTCCACCCAGAACGCGTAGTCCTCGTACACCGGCCACTCCCGCCACCGGCATTTCTGCGCGATGTCGGTGCACACCATGGCCCCGACCACCAGCCAGTTGCCGAACGCGAGACAGTCGCCGACGCACATATGGGTGTGACCCCATACGTTCATCCGCTTCGGCTCGCGGCGGCGGGCGCGGGACAGGTTCGGGTGCCGCAGGTAGGCCACCATCGGTGCCCGCACGTCGGCAGAGCCGACAGCCATCTGGTCGATGTAGTCGGCCGGAAGTTCGTCGTCGGCGTCCAGATGGATGACCCATTCGGTGTCCACCTGGTCGAGGCCGTTGTTGCGGGCCTCCGCCACCGTAGCGCCCTCACCGACCAGTACCGGCACACCCAGCGCCTTCGCCGACGGTATGGCCCGCTCGTGCGCCCACGTCCGCCACGGATCCCCGGTGTAGGGGACCACGACGGTTACGTCAAGCGTCGCCACAGCCTGCGCCTGTACGAGAAGATCGGCATGCCGGCCCGGTACCGTTCCGACATCCCCGCGTAGGTCACGTCCCACTCACCCTTGCCCCACATCGGGTGGAGATGTTCGACGATCGCATCGGTGGCGTGCGCGTACGCGCCGCGGGCGCGGGCGGTGTCGACCGCCTCATCGTCGACGAACTCGTGCGGGTAGCCCTCGTGGAAGAACTTGCCCGGCTCGTCGATGGTGCCGAACTGCTCGACGTAGGCGCGGGTGACGAGCATGTGCGTGGACCCCCGCCCGGTTGCGGTGCGCCCGTTGCCGAGGTCGTTGGTCCCCACCACGCCGATGCCGGGGGCCAGATGAGCGCAGGCCGCCTCATACCAGCCGGGGTGGAACTTGAGGTCCGAGGCGCCGGTGAAGATGTGCTCTTCGGCGCTCGCCTTGATGCCCGTGTTTATCTTGCGGGCGTAGTCGCCTGTGTCCTGCCACTCGACGAACAGATGCTCTTCGCCAGCCACCGTCTCGGCGACTTCATCGTCACCGGGGGTCAGCAGGAACAGCACCCGGGCGTCGCAGGTCGATCTGATGGACTCAAGCAGCGGCGCCACGTGCTGCGGCCGGCCGAGCATCGGCACCAGAATGACCAGGCTCACGCCTTCGCCGACTCCTTCTTCGCCGCCGCAGCCTTCGCAGCAGCATGCGCGGCGACCATCTCCGGCGGCGCCTCATACACAGCCGGCTCGACGCTGACCGAGAAAAGCTCCTCGCGGCGGGCTTTCCCCTTCAGCGTCTCGATCATGCTGAATCCGGTACTGGGCGACCCGTCCTTGTTGGGGGCGTCCTCGTAGAGGAGGAAACGCGGCTTCTCGCCCTCAACGCGCACAACGGTCACTCTTTGCAGGGTCATTCGGTCTCCTCGTTAGGGGCCTTGGGCGGGTCGGGTCCGACCCGCCCAAGGCGATTCGGCTAGGCGCTGACGCCGAGGTTGACGTCCACGTCGCAGGCAACCAGGCACTCTGGGCGGACAACCTTGCCGCCGTAGAGGTGCAGGCCCTTGACGGCGTCGGAGAACGCGTTCTCCGGCCGGTACGCCTCGATCTTGTTGATCTGCTGCGCCCACGTGGTGCCCATCGCGTGGCCGGCAATCACGTAGTTGGAGTAGTTCGGGGCCGACCCGCCGTAGGTGCCGACGGGCAGGTTGTTCGACACCAGCACCCGGAAGCCGGCAACCTGGCCGATCTCGCCGTTGAGGATCGGCGTGCGCGCGCCGTACTGCGACGCGTCGATGAACCGACTGTCGCCGATCATCAGGCCCTGGAAGTCGGGCGACACGGCCAGCCAGCGGCCCTCCAGCGGCACGCTGTCGCGGTCAAGTTCGACCTTCATCCGGCGGATGAGCAGGAACGCCGAGTTGCGACTGGCTTCGCTGTCAACCAGGTACAGCGGGTCCAGCGTCGTGCCGGCCCCTACCGCCATCAGCGCGGCGAGGAACGTGTCGGCGGTGTCGCGCAGCTTGAATGCCGAACGACGCCGGGCCGAGGCCATCAGGTTGCCACCGTCGCGGACCTGCCGGGCGTCGATGTCGTCGATCTCCCACGCGAAGTACGGCGTCTGGTCGATGAGCAGTTGCTGGTTGCTGGTGGTCAGCGTCGCCGGGTTGATCGTGGTGGAGTTCTTGGTGTACGTCGAGATCGTCGGGTCGGTCAGTGAGCCGATGTTGACGGTGTCGCCGTACTGGCTGACCTCGCCTTCGTAGTCGGTGTTCACGACACCGGCCTGGCCGAAGACCAGGTTCTCTTCGAGCGTGGTGAGGAGGCTGGCTGCCCAAACCTCGGGGATAAAGGTGTCGACAGCCATGGCTGTCTCCTATCTCTTGCGTGCGGATTCGTAGTCGATTCGGCCTTCGGCTTGGGCCTTGGCCACTTCGGCGTGCTTGCCCTCCGACATCAGTCGTCTGACGTCGTCGCGGCTGAGCGTGCCGGGTTTGCTGGTGTCGTTGCGCGGCCCGCTGTCGGCGCCGGCCTCGAACCGTTTGCCGGCTATCGCCAGGTGCGGTTTGCGTTTGAGCAGGTCGGCCAGGGCCTCGTCGATGGCGCCCGTGTCGACGTTGCCGTCGGCGATGAAACTGTCGACGTGGGATGCCAGCAGAGCGCGGGCGTCCTCCGGGTCGGCGAACAACTTGGCCGCCTTGGTTTCGACCCGGTCGAGTGCACGGTCCTTCAGGACCTCGGCGCGTGCCTCAGCTTTGCCGGCCTCCCGGGCCTTCTCCACCTCGGTCTTGTTCGCCGCGTCGCGTTCGGCTTCCATCTCCTTGAGCCGCTTACGCAGGTTGGCCGTTTCGGACCGCAACTTGCGGGCGGCCTCACGGTCAGCCTTTGACGTGTCGGCGGGGGCTGGTTCCTGCTCCTCGAGTTCGGCCTCCGGGGCCTCGTCGAAGTCGTCGTCTGCCATTCGGGGTCGCCTCCAGGGCGGGGTTAAACCCGCGCCTCCGGGGCGTGGGCATGGAAAAGGCCCCGATGTCAGGGCCTCGTTTGGTGCTTCCCGCTGGCGCGGGACGTCTAGACAGGCTGTGCGAACGCGTACTCGGGGAACTGTGCCCCGTCATACGCCGGTGTCCACTGCAGGCCGTGGTCGCCATCGACGGGCTGGCGGTGGTCGACCTGGTTGTTCCAGATCCTGTCCGGGATGCCGGCGGGGAACGCGGCGCACCACGGCTTGGTGATGCCGTCGGGGGTGTCCGGGTTGAACGGTGACCGGTAGCGGTCACAGGTGGGGGTGCACTGAGACTGAGCGCGGGAAGTCATGGTGTCGGCTCCGCAAAGTAGAGGTAACCGTTAGACCAGCCATCTCGCATGATCTGCTGAGCGATGACCTTGTCGCCCTCGCGGTGGCGCTGGCTACGCAGAACGCCATCTGCAGCGCCCTCGAAATGCGGCGTTCCATCCTGGTCCACCGTGAGCGACCCGGCCGGGCGTTCGGTCGTCACCACTCGTAGTCCACGCGTCATGAAGCCAGCATATTCCGCGTGCCAACTGCCCGCTTTTCAAGCTCGCGCAGCTGGCGGATCATCGCGTTATACCAGTCAAGTCGGCCTTGGGCCGCAAAGTCCGGTCGTAGCCGGACCAACCGGCGGCGGATGACCGCCAAATCGGCTTTCGATATGTCGACTACTGCCGCCAAGACTGGATCGCCAGTGAGCGTGTCGGCCCCGCGGAGATACCCGCTGAAGTCGCCCCACAGACCATAGGGAACCTTCGGATCGAAGAATGGATCCGCAAAATCGCCGAAGTTCCCGCCGAAGTCGATGGCCGCGATCCGACCGTCAGGCAGGCGGATCCAGTTGCCTGTGTTCCGATCGCCACCATATGTCAGGTAGTCCGCGAGCCCGATCAGCCGGCCATCATCCGAGTCGAGAATGGCCCGCGGGACCGTTGCGCCGTAAGAGACGATGTCATCTCCCAGGGTGCCGTCAATGTACTCAATCGCTGCTGTGCGGCGGTCGAATCGCAGAACGGCTGGGGCACGAACTCCGAGCGCATCGAACACGCGTGACGCGAGTTCTTCTTGAGTGACGAGCAAGCGGCCTTCGCTGTTGTTCGGGTAGACCTTGCGCACAACCATGCGGCCGTCTAGGTCTACCTCGATAGTCGTATGGCCTTGCGCGCCTCCACCCACCGAACGGACGCGCAGTGCACCGCCAGCGTTGATGATGTCATCGACTTCACGCCGTCGCGCTTCGTAGGCCGCAGGACTCCAGGTCTTCGGGGTGGTGGGTTTTGGCACGATCGCCGTAACCCGGGCCTTCTCCACCTGCAGCACCGTGCCGTCCGGCAACGTCAACGTCGACCCGCGCCGCACCACAACCACCTGAGCACCGGCCGGGATCTTCGCCGTGGACTCCATCGTGGCCGGGTCGAACTTGACCTTCGCGCCCGCGCGGGAGATCGGCTTAACCTTCGCCTTCGTTCCTGCCCGGGTCAACGCGGTGCGCAACGCGGTCGGCTCACCGGACGCGAGCGCGGCACGCAACGCCTTCACAACGTCCGGGTCGACGGCCACCGCAGCGTCCAGCCGTTCGCGGATGGCCGCCTTCGTCGCCTTGCCGGAGATCAGTTCGTCCACTTCGGCGAGCAGCTTGGCGGTGCCGGTGCGGGACTCGATCAGCGCGGTGCGCTCGGCCGCAGCCGCACGCAACGCCTTCGCCTCAGCTGCAGCACGCTGCGCCGGGGACATGCGCAGCGCCTCAACCAGTTGCGCCTTGGTCGCCTTCGCCGGCAGGAACGTGACGCCCTGGTCGGCGGCCATGGTGCGGAGTTGGGCGACGGGGAGCTTGGCCAGGTCGGGGGCGACAGTGCGGGACGGCGTCACACCAAAGTCCGCCAGACGCAGCGGCGAATCGCCCTTCTTCAGCACTCGCCAAGGGATCTGCTGCCGGGCAAGTGCAGCAATCGTGGCCTGGTCGGGCGCCTGGCTGAAGACAACACCTGCGATGTCTTCAGCCCGGATGCCACCATGGATCTGAGCCTCGACATAACCGCGCCGAGTCCAGTCCGGTTCGGTGATCTGCTTCAGGTCGCGGAAGCCCAGAGACTCGGCGGTCGGAGCATCCACGGGCGTCGGGCGCAGGAAACCAATCTCGTCCAGGCTGTCGCCGACCGTCGCCGTGGTTCGAGCTCGGACCTCGGGCTTCAGGACGATCTGAATCTGGCCATACGAACTGAGGACGTCTTCCTGACCCTCGAGTTCGCGGATGCCCGGGATCCTGCGCCCAGCGGCGAGCGCCGGCTCAACGTCATTGATCGCGACATACCCATAGACCGGCCGCTCGGCAACCGGAATACCGACAGGCACACCCATGACGGTTTCGCCAAGCTCACGACGCTCATGCGAAACCGACAAGCCCGGAGCGCGCCGACCCGTCTCGAATGACGTCTTGAACCGGCCGCTGGCCAGAATGTCCTGCAGGCCGTTCTCGCCACGGCGAACGACGATCGGCTTCCCGTCGAACAGCGCCTTTAGTTCGGTCGCGACCCTCGCCCGATATTCAGTCGGCGTCAGGCCAGCCTTCTTCGCGGCCCGGCCGATCTCTCGCCGGATGCTGGCGTCCTGCACCGCGCGCTCGACGAAGGCACGCTCGCGCTCGTAGATGCGCTGCAGCCACGCCGCGTCCGCAGCACTGAGGTTGCCAGACGTCGATATGGATCCGAGCCGGTCCTGAACCGTGGCAAAGATTTGCGGATCGCGTCCAACCAGACGGGCGACGCGAGCCTGTTCATCGGCAGTAAGGCTCGTTTCGAGCTTCGCCAAGAGTCCAGCCCTCGGCTTTGCCGTCGGCACACCCTCGTCCAGTAGCCGCACAATGTCGGCCTTCTTCGCCCCCGCCGGGATGGTGACACCACGCTCGCGGGCCAAGGTGCGCAACTGCGGGACGGTCATACGCGACAGGGGTACCGCCGCCTGGACGCCCGAGCGCAGTGCGGCCATCTCCGCCTTGGCCTGATCGGTTAGGAAGTAGCGAGTTACGGTCTGCTGTGCACGACCGGCGACAGTCTCACCGGTCAGCCGGCCGGCCTCTTTCCGCACTAGCCCCTGCGAAACGAGCGCGTCCAGATCCTCAGAGAGCCCAATTGCGGTGCCGGGATCGGCCTCTATCCGGGCCAAGAGATCGGCCTTGGCCCGCCTCGTCGCCAACCGGCCGCCAGCCAAACTGGGCAGATTGGCGAGATCAGACGCGGCGGCGACCGGTCGCACGCCTGCGGCCTCAAGAATCCGAACTATGTCCGACTTCGCCGATAGCGGCGGGATGGTGACGCCGTGCTGACGAGCCAGGTCCCGCAACTGCGGGACGGTCATCGAGTTCAGCCCGCTGGCCGCACCCCGAGCCGGGAACCGTGCCACCGGCCCGCCGAGCGCGGTGAACCCGCCGGCCCGGTACTCCCGCTCCAACACCTCGACGATGCGACGCGACGCCAGCGACGCCTGTTCGCCGCGGAGCATCACGTCGGTGAACGCCTCGGCGATCATCTCGTGCGTGTCTTTGGACGCGTAGGCGGAGATTTCCCGCTGGATGAACTCGTCGGTCAGCAGGTCGGCCTGATACGACAAGGTCTCCACCCGCAGCAGAACCTCGGCGTGGATCCGCTCCCCGAGGTTGTCCATGTCGAGGATGTGGCCGAACTCGTGGATAGCTACGGCGGTCGGGTTTCCGGCGCCGCGGGTGTTCCAGCCGGCGGGGCCCAGCCGCCACCCATCGACATCGGCGCTTAAGTTGTGCAGCAGTGCCGGACGGTTGGCGGTGTTCGCCCAGCGCGCGTTGAAGTGGATCGCGCCGCCGCCAGCCTCAGCAAACTCCTTCTCCGATAAGTTGAAAACGAACCGGATCTCGTTAAGCCGCGCATCGGGGAAGCGTTCCAACCCGCGCAGCACACCCTCGGCGTATTCGCGCCCGGTCGCCAACGACGTGCCTGGCGGAATATCGATCAACACGTGGCGGCCGGTGAGACCACGAATCTCCGCTCGCCACGCATTCTCCAGCTGTGTGGTCGTCTTCGCCCGCATCAACGCCGGACGGACCGTGACCGGCTCGCCAGCGGGGCCGAGCAGACCGCCCGGACCGGGCAACGACGGGCGTCGGGTAATCGGCGGCACCGGCGGCAAGCCCAACGCCTCAAACCGCGCATGCACGTCGGCGAACAGTTCCTCGACCGTCGGCAACACCCGCGGCGGATCGACCAGGTAGCCGTTGCGGTACAGCAGCGCCAACGCCTCGTCCCGGTTGTCCCCGGCGATGCGGTAGATCTCGTTCGTGGTCAGCCGCGGCTGACCCTTCAGCCGCGCGCCGGCCTGGCCCAGCCGGGTCGTGCCTTCGAGGGTGGTGCCATCGGGACGGCGGACCCGGCGACGGCCCGTGCCCGGCACATACATGCCGCGCTGGGCGTTGACGACCTGGTTCAGGTCCGCGCCCTCGGCGATGGCCCGCTGGTCGGCCTTGGTAAAGCCCGCGCGGGTGCGTTGCGACGCCGTCATCCGGTCATAGATCTGCTGCGGAGACTTCGCCTTACGGGCCTTACGCCGACCTGACGGGACGTGCACACAGTCGCAGCGGGGATGACGGAGGAAGCCGGCGTTCCACTCGTATTCCTTGCCGGCCAGGATCAGGCACCGGGCGCACGAGTTGCCAACCGCCAGACGGGTGTAGCCGGTCGCCGCGCGGTGGGATGTGAGCGCCACCTGGTCGGCCAGGCGGCCGGCGTCGGCGACCTCCGTACGCACGATCATGTCCAGGTTCGACCGGCCCATGCCCATCGCCCGACTGAGGTCGATGCCGTCGGAGATGGACGACAGCGTGATGAAAGCCGGGTGCGTAAACAGCGACATCAGCGACCCGCCCTCGGCGGAAACCCCGGCGAAGCCGGCCGGGTCGACCGCCGAAACCGCCTCTTCGGTGACGTCCTGCGCGCCGAGCGCCGCCGACACATACGGGTCGGCTGAGCGGGCCGCACCCAACTGCGCACCGGACACGACGGCGGTGAGCTCGGGCACCTGTGCAGCCCACGAGTTGACGATGTCGTTCGGGTTGACCTCGGACCACATCTGCCCGGCCACCTCGGCCGACGCGCCGACGAACACCTCGCGCTGGCTGTAGTGATCCAGGCTCAGGTCGTTAAGCTGCTGCGCTGGCGCGGCCACGTGGCGGCCCTATCGCCGGCTTCGCCGGCTTCGCGGGCTCGCCGGCGAGCGCGTTGGCGAGCATGCCCGCCGGTGCCTTGGCCGCCTCCGAGTCCCGCATCTCCAACATCCGCAGGACTTCAGGCTGAGACAGCCCGTACCGTTCGGCGATCCACTGGAACGGGAAGCCCAACGCGCCCAACTTCTGCAACGCGTCCACCAGCTGCGCCTCGGACCGGTTCTCCGCGTCCTTCCACACGACCTGGCCGAACCGGCACTGGTCGGCGATCTTCTTCTCGTCCCGCACCAGCGCGAACATGCGGAACACCTCACGCGCGGGCGGGGAGAAGAAGATGTGCTGCTCGTTGACCTTAGCCACCAGCCCCGCCTCGGCAGCCTTCATGCCCTCGGCGTTGACGTTGACCATGCCCTTACCCAGGATCAGGTAATGCGGCGGCGTGCGGGTCTGCGCCGCAATGTGCGTCACCGCGGTCTCGATCACGCCGGTGAACACGTCCAACTTTGCCGCGTCCCACTGGCCGATCTTCGCGTTCTGACCGGTCAACCAGAGGATCCGGTCCTTCGCCAACTCCTTCAGGTCGACGGTCTGCTCGCCGACCTTGTTGCCGGTCGCGTCGAGGATCGGGATTTTCGGCGGCTCCTGACCCATCACGACCCGCGCCGGCATCGACGCGAAGTCGGCGGCGGTGAACAGATACGCCCACAGCAGATTCACTGCGTCCTGCATGGCGATCGTGCCGGCGATGTCCGACAGCGGATCGGAGCCCAGCATGGGCCGGTTGGGGAACTCCACAATCGGCACGACACCCAGCGGGTTGGGCATCAGGTTCGGCTCGCCGCGCACCTCGCGCGGCTTCCAGCCCGAATCGTCCCGCGTCGCAACAGCCAGCCCGGATGTGGTGGCGAAGAACTCGTAGCCCTGCGCGCCGGGCGGGATGGCCCCGGCCGGTTTCTGCTCCGTGTGCCGGTTGGGCCGCTGCCACTTCCACACCTGATCGTCGGTGTAGAGGGTCGCGTACTCGTCATCCTCGTCGCACCACGTCTTCAGCGCCGCGGTGCGCCGCCCGGGACGTTCGGCGTCGTAGTCGACGATGACCTGGTCGGCGCGTTCCCACGTCGCGACCGGCTCGTCATCCTCGCCGCCCCACACCAGCACATACGAACGGCGGGCGATGATCGAGTGAAGGAAGCCCTGCGACGACTGGGCCTCCATGTCGTTGGCCTGCCAGTCCCGCCACAGGTCCTTCTCCGTGTCCGACACGGCCGGGTCCTCATCCAGGCGGAACCCGTCGATCCGCAGCCGCTCAGACGACGAGTTCGCCACCGGAGCACACCAGTTGTCGGAGAAGTCCCGGTACCGGTCGGCGTGGTACTCCGACCATTTCTCGGTGGCGAACCGCAGCCGCTGCACCCCGCGGTAGTACGCCTCCGCCACGCTGATTAGCCCTCGGCGTTCGGCGAGCCGGCCGTGGAGCTTCTTCACCAGGACCAGAGCGTCGTCGGCGGAGATCGTCACAGTCGACCCCCTAAGCCCCGTATGCGTAGCTGGCCGATGGCCACAGTCCGTCCGCCGTGCAGTCGAAAGCGGCCTCGCGCGCGAGCGCGGAGGACATGACAGCGTCAATCTTGTTCCGGCTCACCGGCCGGTCCTTGCGGATCAACACACCCTGCGGCCGGTGGTCCATCTGCGCGTTGCCGATGTGCCGCGACGTCACCGGACACCCGTCGTGGATGAACGCCTTGGCCATCACGTCGGTACGCAGGCGCTCCAACGCCTCGGCCATCTGCCTCGGCCGCCACGTCGCCCAGCGCAACACAACCTTGTCGCCGAACCGCGACGCCCACTCGTCAATCTCCGACTGCCAGTACGGCGGGTCGGCGTAGAGCCGGACCACCTGGTAACGCTCGAACAGCTCCGCCACAGCGGCGTTTACCTCATGCCGGGGTGTGTAGCCGCCGTACTGGGACGGATCCCAGATCATCGGCTTGCCGCCGGCCCGAAACGTCGGCGTGAACTGGTAGCCGTCCTGCGTCTCGCAGCGAATCACAGTCCAGTCGTCGGAGTCCGCGCCGTCGAACCCGACGCAGATCGGCACCCAACCCGGCACCGGCCTCGACGGCACCGTGGGCGGGCCGAGCTTGTCCCAGTCGATGCGCCGAAGCCACGTGTCGTCACCCGGCACGACCTGGTTCAGGTAGAACCGGCGCGACATGCCCTCGCGCGTGCGCGGGTCCATGATCTCGGCGACGTGCCGGTCAAGGTCCAGCCAGGTCGAATCGCCCCGGGCGGCGGTCAGACCGGCCCGCAACCGCACCGGGTCGGACATGTCGATCTCCGGCGACTCGAGCGAGTCATACAGGAAGTCGGCCTTCGCCCGGCCGGTCAGTGACGACTCGTGTGCCTCGAAGTCGAGCTCCGCGTCAGACCCCTCGCCGGGGTTGTGCGCGTTGTTGATCGACAGGGCGCGGGCGTCACCGCCGCGGGCCTTCGTGTTGTTGCGGGCGATGACCTCAGCCATCGCCAGGCCGTCGTTGTTCTCCAGCCAGTTCTGCGTCTCGTTCTTCAGCGAGAACGTCGTCCGCTTACCCTCAAGCGCCCGCGGCGAGGAGGTGACCGCCTCGAGTAACCCGTTACGGGTGTAGATGATCTCCTTGCCGAGGTCGATGCCGTACTCGGCGATCGCATCGTCGGAGAACAGCGACGGGAACAGCCGCATCGTGTTCTTCGTCTGATCCAGCGACACGGCCGCGGTGATGACCCACGGCGAAGGGTGGGCAACCGCCAGCGGCTCGTTGTTCGGCCCCCAGCCGGCGAACCGGCACGGCCCACACAGCTCCACCGCGCAGATCGTCGCCCCGACCGGGTCCTTGCCCCAGCCCTTCATCCGCCGCAACATGCCGCGGCGGTAGACGAACCGGCCAGCCTCGTCGACCGCGTACCACCACAGGATGAAGCGGGCCTGCTCGTCGGTGTAACGCCACGGCTTGCCGGCGTCCGGGCCGTCCGAATGACGCAACCACCGGGCCGTCCACGCCAACGCCTGCCAGCCCAGAGTCGACGGCGGGAGGATGAACTTGCCGTGCGGGCCGCGCTCCCACGTCGGACCGATACAGACAGGCTCAACCGGCGAGGCGTTCGCGGTACTCGGCAAGGGACGGGACACCCTCCGGCACCTCCTCCGGCGCGGCCTTCTCGACCTTCATCCGAGCCCGCAGCCGGTCGGCATGGGTAGCACCCATCAGCGACTCGTTCTGCCGGATCTCGGCCATCAGAGACGCCGACGGGTGGCGGAAGTACTGGTCGACGAGCGGCACCATGACGCGCAGACGCTGCCAGTCCGTAGGGGTGAACACCTGCGTCTGAGGCGCCGACTCCCAGGTCCGGTACCACTCGCGCGTGCGCGCCAGCGTGCCGCGCAGGAACGGCTCAACCGGCTCGAGCTCGTCCTCTGTGGCCTTCACACTCACCTGGAGGCCCGCGTAGAGGTCGGCGTTGCGCCGGCGGCGGTTCTCTTTGGGCGGAGATGGCACGGGAAATCACCAGCTACTCAGAGTGACGGGGACAGTGGATCTTGGAAGGGTCTAGGCGTACAGAAACCGAGCTACCTCTCCGGCGGTTCGTCTTTGCCGGGCACTGGGAGGTACCCCCCCACCCTTTTGCCCGACTTGTCCAGTCACAGAGAGTCACGCCCGAGCCCATCCACCAGGCTGATGCTTCGATGTCTCAGCGTTGTGACAGTGCGCGCATAGCCCCCGCCCATGGGCGGGGTCGTTGGGGTCCATGCCCTGCTCGACCAACTCACGTCTGGACAGTGGGTAGTGGTCTGCCACCGTGCTGGGTGCTAGGCATCGCCGCCCATGTCCATGCCCCGTGGTGGTGCATGTGCATAGGGGATCGCGCGTGAGGACTGGCCCGCGGAAGTGCCTTGCGTGTCTCTCGTCGTAGCCCCGCTGCCGTGCTGTGCCTCGTGCCTGCTCTGCCTGCCCCTTGCATCGGGGGCATTGCCCCGCCCTGGGGATGAGGGCGGGGCATCCGGGCGTAGGACAGACGCTCAACGCCCTACGCATGGGGGCTACACGTCAGGGGTGACTTCTTCCTCGTCCCCGTCCACGAAGGTGAATGAGGCTGCGTCACCAGCGATGACGTTGATGGCCTCGACCCGTTCGATGACAGCGCCCACGTCTGGGGTTGCGGTGAAGGTGAGGTTCGCTACGCCGACGGGGCCGACTGCTGCGATGACGCAGGAGCCGTCGCCGTTGTCGGTGAGGTTGACCAGGGCCGGGTCATCCACGGCGTAGGCCATGGTGCCGGCGAAGGTGGTGGCGTTGCCCATTTCGTCTACGGCGGAGGCTGACCGGGTGCGCTTCTTGTCGGCGTGCAGGTCCATGGTTACGAGTGCCTTTCCGGGTGCTGGTCTTGCGGTGGTGGTGCCCGGTGTGTGGTCTTCCGGGCGGGCTTTGGTCTCGGCGCCGTAGTGCACGGCGAAGCTGACGCGCTTGCCCTTGACTAGGCGGCGGGTCTGCAAGATGGTGTCGCCCTCGTCGGTGATCTGGCCGAGGGGCAGGTATTCGTTGAGGATGGCCGGCCTCCTTTGGGGCGGTCCGGACAGCGAAAATGCCCGGCCTCACTGAGGTCCGGGCAGGGTGAACTTGGCGTCATTGTCCGCACTGCGACGATCAACGTCAAGCAGCCTTGGCCGCGACGGTGCGCATGAGTCTGTCCAGTACGTGACCGAGTAGGTAGCGCGGCGGCCCCTTGTACCTGGGATCTGGCGCTACGGCCTCGATGTGGCCGCGGTCGCACCAGTCCCAGATGAGCTTCCGTAGCCTGCCCGCGTCGGGGATTACGTCGAGGTAGACGGCGAGTCGCGCCGCTTCGGACGCGGTCACCGGACGGTCCCGCAGGTCCTGGTGCATCTGTTCCCGGGAGGCTGTCACGGCGTAGCTGGTGTTGCACCGTCGGCACTTGGTCGACTCGGCTCCGGTGCGGGCGTATAGGAACGTTTCGCATGGGCACAGCCCTACGAGCTCGCCGGGCTCGTGACGGTCGATCACGTCAACGATGGTGTGGCAGGCCCGCTCCAGGTCGTCGTAGGCCTCTTCGGCTTCGGGACGGTGCGCCAGCCAGTCCAGACTCGCGGTCAGGTAGTGCGCCAACGCCCGTAGCGGGTGCTCGTGGCCGCTTGGGATGACTTCGCCGCGCTCCTCGAGGATGTGCCGCGCCCACGTGGTCATGGTGTTGGTCGCGGCGTCGTGGCGGTGCGCCGCGTGGAGGTCGACGGGCAGGGCTGTCGGGTAGAGCGCGCCGGCACCCTCGGCTAGAAGCCACCGCAGCGAGGCCGGGTAGGTGGTGGCCGGGTCTTGCCACGCCTCGTCCGGGTCTGCTTGGCCGCCTGAGCGCATCACCTTGGCGAGCTTGGCCACGGTGAGCGTGATGTCTCCGGCTACAGCAGCTACGTCGGTCAGGGCGCGGGCCAGGTCGCGTCGGCATGCCTGGTCGACGTAGGCCGTGTCGTGGATGGGCCGACCGCAGCGAGGGCAGAGGGCTTCGGTCATTCGTCCTCCCCACCCGTAGCCGCCCCAGCGTCAAGGGCGGCGACGGCAGCCAGCAGAGCCTCGATGTGATCGCCAGAGGCCGGGATGCGCCAACCGTCAAGGCTCGGCCCGTCACTTGCCCACGCCCGCGCCGCCTCCACCACCGTCCGCATCCGTGCCGTCTGCTCCCGCTCGGCGGCGAGGCTGGCGAGGGCGGCGTCACGCTCGGCGCGGATGATCTCGTCAGCCTTCCGGTGAGCTTTGACCATCGCTGCCGTCTGGTCTCGTTCGACACGGAGCAGGTCATACGCCTCCCGCAGCCGGTCCCGTTCGGCGGTGAGCGAGGCGACCTGCGCCTCCAGCTCGCCGCGTATCTTGGCGAAGTCGTCTTCCCATATGGACATTGGGATCGGAACGTCTGCGGGCCAGTCGCTGAGCGCGCTCATGTCGCGGTCCTCTCGGGTTGGGGGTCGATGGCGTCGGCGCGCTCCTCGAAGGCCTCAGCCATGGCGATGTAGCGGCGTCGCGTCGTGTAGAGCGCCGCGTGCTCGGCGATCGCCCGATCCTTGGCCGCCTCGTCGCGCAGCCAGGCAGCGAATGCCCTAAGCGCTCTGGTGACTCGCACGGCCGGGACCGCGTCGTCCACCGCCGCCGCCAGCCGCTCTCGTAGGTCACTCACCGGTTGTCCTCTCGGGTGCGGTTTCGATCACAAGCCGGTACTGGTCCGCCGTCGGGCACCGATGCGAGTGCCACTGCGCGCCCGCGACTTTCCTGCTGTGGCCCCACTCTTCGCGGATGGTGCAGGTGGACAGAGCGGCGGCGAGGACGGCACGGACGTCGGCGGTGGTGTTGGGGTCGGCTAGGAATTCGGCCCGCAATCCGTCAGCCAGCATCTCGCTGTAGCCCCAGCGTTTAATGCGGTCGTCGGTCAGCGCTACCGCCGCGGCTTCGATCATGGCTTCGGGGATGTTCATGCGGTGGTCCTCTCGCCTCGGTGCACTGCCGCCCCCGCTTTGACCACTGCCCGCACAGCCTCGTCGTGGCCGGCTTCACGCGAGAACACGTACCCGCGTAGGCAACCGGTTGGGCATTCGAACTCGACGCGGATGCCGCCGGTGTGGTTGGGCTGTTCGGTCAGGCGCAGGGTGTGGGATTTGCGGGTCATGGCGCGGCCTCCCGTCCTGGACAGCCAATCTGTGGACAGCCTTCGACGCAGCACAACTCAGAGCCGTCGCCGCTGTACTCGTTGACGTCGTGGCGCATCCACACGTGGCCACACGGGCAGTACGCCCAGGGGTTGAGTTGGGCGCAAATCGACGCGTGCCGGCCCGGCATCGGGTGGCCGCAGTACGGACAGACGCGCAGGATGGAAACCGTCACGACGTCTGTCGCCTCGCCTTGTTGAGCTGGCCGGTGTGCGCGTGGGCGTACGCGGCGGCGCCGGTGCCTTCGTAGCGGCAGTGCCGCCCGGGTGGGGCGCCGCAGACGGGGCAGGTGACGGTGCGGGCGAGGTCTTCGATCTGACGCTCGGCGGTGTTCACAGGGTGTCCGCTCGGCCACATGCCGGGCACCGACCTGGCTGCGCCGGGGGCATCACGACGGTGCATTGGCAGTCGCTGTCGAGATCGCCGGCCGTCGTGAGGTTCGGGCACCCGGCGTCCGCGCCGGTGTTGGTGTACCGGTCGTGTGGGTGTCGTCCCGCTCTGCATGCGTCGCATGTCTTCGTTTTCACGGCACCTCCTCGGTCGGCTTGATGTACCCGGCGGCGGCGAAGCCCGGCACGTACTTGGGATCACCGAAGACTTCCCTTGGGGCGAACTGCTCCAGGTAGTCGGCGGCGTGGCGAAGCCGCGCGGGATCTTCGTTGGCTGATCCCAGGAGTCTGTGATTGCACCGCGAGCAGAGCAGGCCGCGTATCTCTCCGGTTTTGTGGTCATGGTCAACTGAGAGCAGGTTTTTGCGAGGCCTACCGCCGCAGATTGCACACCGTCCGTCCTGGCATGCCAGTAGCAGTTCGTACTCATCCCACGTCAGTCCGAACTGCATCCTGAGTCGGCGTTCAGAGTTGTAGAACCGCTGGCAGGGCTGGCAGTATGCGGGCACCTTGCCCTTGTGTTTCGTGAAGGCGTCCAACTGACGGAACTCCTGGCAGCGCGCGCACCATTTCGTGCCGGCGGGGGCCTCGATAATCCGCCTGCTTACCCGCTCGCCAGCCTCAGTCCGGGCCTGATTGCGTGCGACGGACTTCCGGCGCCCCCGTTCGTATTCCATCTGGGCAACGGTGTCTCCGATGATGACGCGGCATGACTCGCAGTACCTGGACCCTCGAATGCCGAGCGGCTTTTCGCCGCCACAGCGCGCGCAGGCGACCATCCGGCGCTGCTGCTTGGCCTTGTCCCGACGACCCTTCGAGACCGCATGGCATTCGTCGGAGCAGTACACGCACCGACCGGGCGGCCGGGGCTGACTGCACTCGCGGCACAGGCCACCGTTGGTTCGCTCGTACAGCGGGCGGGTGGTCATCGTTTGGCCCCGGCGAGCGAAGCGAAGCCAGCCAAACCATTGAAAATTCTGTATGCGCGCGTGCGCGTTACGTAGTCGCAAGATTCGCTTCGGAGAGTAAGTACTTTCTCCGTTAGTCCGTCCGTCCGTCCGTTACCACGCATCACACGCATGTCGCACGCATGATTCGCACGCACCAAACTAAGCGTGTCAGTACGCATTGCCGCCGCCGTTCCAGCGTGCCTGCGCAGCCCTACTCGCAGACGCCGACCGCTCCTCTGGGGTCATGTTGGCCGCGCGCGCCTTTCCTCCATTGCTACGCGCCTGCGGTGAGAACATCGCATCAAGGTCCACCGCCACCCCGTTGTACTCATCAAAGTTGTGGATCACCCAACCTCCCTCGGCCTCGTCCCACAATCGAACCCGCACCAGCAGCGCGGCGTGCTTGGCCTTACCGTTCAGCCTGGGAAGCAGGCCGCGTTGGATTGCGCCGTTCGTGCCGTGCTTGCCGGCGTAGGCCAGCGAGCACACCCACACGAACGCCGCCGCCATACCTGCGTCGCCGTGCTGGTCAACCAGTTCGATGATCTTCGGGTGGTCTGGCATCGCCGTATCCAGGCGCACCCAAGGCAGTGGCATTCAGCGCTCCCCCATCCGCCGCGCTTCGGCGGCGCGCTCGTCGTCGGATACCTCGCGGACCCTGTGGATAGAGGCGTCGGCTGTGGATCCGCATGTGCATATGGCCTGGCCGCGGTGGTCCCGGTGGCCGGAGTGATGCAAGACATGCGGCCGTACTGGGCCGAAGCGCTCCAACGTCAGCTCGTCCATCAGGCACCGAAGTCGTCGTCTAGCGGTGGCTCGGCCGTGTTGAGCGCGTCGATAACCTTCTTCGCCTCGCCCTTGCTGAGCTCCTTGGTCGAACCGATTTCGCGGCCGATGACGCCGGAGATGTAGACCAGCGCCACGTCCCGGTCTTCGCGGCCGGACTGCCGCAGCAGGCCGTACATCATGCGGGACTGTGCCCCGGTGATGTCGCCGACGACCGGTAGGGTGCCCTCAGCGTCCGGTTGCTGAGTCTCGCCGTCCTCCTGGGTCGGGCTGGTCGAGGTCGGTTCGTCGGGGCTTGTTGGGGTCGCTGTCGGTGCGGGTTGGGTCGGGTCGGGGATGCTCGGCCATGGCTGTTCCTCCTCTAGTTGCGGTTCTTCTGCGGTCTCGATCGCCACGCTCGCCGACTGCTTTCGTCGGGGGGCGACGGTACGATGTCCGTTTCCCACCTCGGCGGTGGTCTGGATGCTGTCGCGGATCTCTTCCACGGACGCGATGCCCATGAGCACGTCGGGCGCGATCCGGTCGCACACGCGGCCGGCGGCGCGGGCGTAGAGCATGTCCTGGGGCGTCTTGGTGTACGCCTGGTTGGTGGTCCAGCCGGCTTTGCGGGCCTGGTCCATGGTGACGGTGACCTTCTCCACGTACTCGGTGCCGGCCCTGCGCCCGCATACGACGGCGCGGGTGTCGGAGATGTCTTCGGTCCACACCTCATGCCCGCGGGACTTGACGAGCGCCACTTTGATCTCGGTGTACATGCCGGGCCGTCCGTGCACTATGTAGATCTGCTGCAGGGCGGTGAGCGGGTCGAGCCCCAACGTGATGCCCTGGAGTACGGCGGCGGTGGCGTTGGCGACGGCGACGGCCCGGGCTTCGGTGCGTTCTTTGTCTGTGGCGTTGGGGTGGACTTTCGGCTTGTACGCCTCGGGCACGAACGCGGTGTCGACGAGCGGTGAGACGAGGGCGTGTGCGTCGCGGGCGGCGGCGACCCAGCGGCCCAGACGGTCAAGGGCCTCGCCAGCGGTGCCGAGTACGGCGACGGCGTTGGTGTCCATGCGGGCGATGTCGGTGCTCACTGCGACTCCCGGGTCAGGCGGAACGTGGATGTGGTGGGCGCGATGATCGGGGCGCCGATCAGGTCCCGGGACGCGCCGACGAACTCGCGGACCTTCATCGCGTAGAGGAACGCCTTGTGGATGTTCTCGTCGGCCTCGACGGGGACGAGGTCGTAGCCGTCGGCGCGGACGTGGATGGCAGCGCAGTAGTCCACCTCAACCGCGTCGATCTCCTCGTCGTCGATGACCCACGCGTCGGCGTACCGGTAGGCCGCCAGCTGCAGTGCGGTCTCGCCGAAGATGCCAGACCGGGTTGTCTTCAGGTCCATCAGCAACGTCTTGGGGCCGTGGTCGGGCAACGTCACCTGAGCGCAGAGGTCGGCGGTGCCGGCGTAGCCCCAGCGGTAGGACACGCAGGAGAACTCGACGAAGTACGGCTCTACTTCGAACTCGTCGAGGAACCGGGCGTAGGACTCGACGTGGCCGGCGATCTCCTCGGGCACCTTGACGGACTTGCCCGCCAGCAGCTCCTCTGCCGCGCGGTGGACCTCAGTGCCGCGGCGCGCGGCGGCGTCCTTCTCGAGGTACCGGGCGCCCTGTAGCCGCTTGAGCCGCGCGGCCGGCTTCTGCTCGGCGATGTCATCCCAGTGGTCGACGGCGTACTCGGCGGTGGCGTTGGCTGCCCAGTTGATGAGCGCGGGTTTGGGTACGCCGTCGCCGATGATGGTGGTTACGCCGGGCACGCGGGTGCCGGCCGCGTCCTTGTAGTAGTGGCCCTTGGCGGTGTCGTGGCGGCGGATGGGCGCGACGTAGCGGCTCATTCCTCAGCCCTCGTCCGCCACGCGTACTCCCGCGCTTCGGCCGCCAACTCGGCCCGCAGGTCGTCGTCGGCGACACTGCCCGGGGTGTCCCCGCCGCACCACGGGCAGCCGTTGCTGTGTTCGGCCGGCGCCCGCCACGACGTTTCCCGCATCGAATGCAGCCGGGTGTGCCCGTACGGGTCGGGGCATGCTTCAGCGACGTGGAGGATGGTCATGGGGTAACCTGCCGCACGAGCTTTACCAGAGCGCCCATCCAGTTGCCTCGCCCCGGCCCGTTGGCATCGCCGAGTTCCCAGGTGTACTCGGTGTTCTGAACCGGGTTCATCCGATACCAGCGCCACTCCGGCTCGACCACCATGTACTCGGTGGTGTCGTAGTAGTCCCGCCCGAGGTAACCCGCAACGAGGCTGTCGAAAGTGGCCCGGTCGCCATCGGCGCAGCGGACGATGGCAATGGCCGGGTCCATGTCGACGAGGGTGTAGATCGCTGACTTCGGTGCTCGTGGCATTACGCCGCCACCTCCGCCAACGAGCAAGGACAGCTACAGCCAGGACACCCCGCGTGCGCCGGCTCCCCGTCCTCCGGTGTGGCGCAGTGCGCGCACGGCTGCTCCAGTTGGCGCAGGGTGTCGACGATGGCCCAGAACTGGCCGGTGGTGGTCAACTCCTCCGGGTCGGGTGCGCGGTGCCGCCCGGGCCGGTCCACGGCGACGATCAGCCCGACGCGTGGGGGTAGGTCGGACGGTGTCTGCCGTTGCGGCCAGGTGTCGTGGAAGTCTTCGGGCAGCAGCGATTCGCGTTCGGGGGCGAGGGCGGCGGTGATGCGGGCGATGTCACGGGCGGTGCGGTCGTCGGCCTCGTCGCGGGCGAAGCTGTGCAGGATTGAGCCGACGGGCAGCAGCAGGCCGAGGCACAGGCATAAGGCGCTCATGGTGTCCGTACTCCTAGGATTCGCTGGCACCGGCCGCACGGCGCCCTGCCGTCGGCCCAGCTGTCTACGCATTCGCTGTGCGGTCGGTGCGCCGCCGAGCGGACGAGGATGCGTTCCTCGCGCAGCGTCGGTGCGGCTTCGACCTGCGGCGCCAACTCGTCTTCCTCGGTGAAGTCCTCGATGGCGAGCATCGGCCAGCGCCGTTCGACCTCGGCCTGGTCGGCCATCTGGCGCCGGTCCAGTCGCCGGGCGATGACGGTGAGCACGCACCAGACCAGGAACATGACGGTGGCGAGGGCTGAGAGGGCGATGGTGACGTCTTCGGTGCTCATGTCCTGCCGCCGATCGGGTACGCCTCCACGTAGGTCGGCACCGGCTCGTACAGCACGACGTCGCACTGCGCCGCCGCCGCCAAGAATGAGGTGCGCCACGACCGGATCTCCTCCGGTGTGTGCCCGGACATCAACTCGCGGCAGGCGGGGTAGTCGCGGCGGTGCACGGCGTCGAGGGCGGCGTGGAGTAAATGCGTCACGTCGTCGCCTCCGCTGCGGCCACCCACAGTGCACGGGCCATGTCGCGGGCGAGGGCTCCGGTCACGGTGGCGACGCGGATGACGTCTTCAGGAGTCATCCACACGTTGACGTTGCCCGTGTCAAGCGCGCGCACGCCAACGGTCACGCCGCACTTGGTTTTGTCCTCCCACGGCAACTCGACCGGCTCGGCGAACGGGTCCGGCACCAGCACGACGGGGGTGCCGAGTTGACATAGCTCCGACCACGTCGACAACTGCCGGCTATGCACTCCCAACCAATTGGCCCCGGTGCCAGTGATGGACCTCGCCCACAGTCCGCCGCCGTCGAGACGAACGACCGTGCCGTTCGTGACCGGTTCCAGCGGCAGCGGTGGCTTGACCTCGGTCAGGAGATCCTTGGCCACGTACACGACGTAGCCGCCGTCCGTTGATGGATTGATAGATGATCCATCAAGAGCAAGCAAGAAGGCGCACGTGCCGTACGGCGCAGGGACGGTTGGGGGGCACTCCTCGTACTCGCCCCCACCTAGCGCATCAGGCAGTCGGTAGCGGGTAGCCTTCGTGTTGGACATCGCACTCCTCCTTGGTTGTCGGTGTCCTCGGCCCCGGGTCACCTCCGGGGCCTTCTTCTTGGGTGCGGAGCCGGCCCCACCGTGCCGTGGGGCCGGTCCGCTTCACCGCCCGGCTTCCGGATTGCACGGTCGCTGGCGGGAGTAGGTGGGCCGGGTCCGCGACCCCTCAGACACGGACCCGGCCCGTCGCGCCTAGCCCGGGGGGCGGGAAGGCGCGGGACCGCCGGAGCCAACAGGCGGGGGCTCGACGGCGGCGTTCATCTCGCCACCCACACCAGCAGGCCGGCCGCGCCGGAGGTGAGCATCAGACCGGAGCCGACGAAGAGGAGCACGAGGCAGCCGCCGCCCTTGGCGCCGCTCCTGCGGCCGCCGGCGCGGCGTACCTTCGGGCCACGCCCGCCGCCACCTCGACGCCCGGGTGGGCGGCTCATGCGACCTTCACCTCGATCTGGATACGCGAGGCGAACCAGTTGGACAGGGTCTGCCAACTCACGCTGATGCCGGTCGTCTGGTGAATCTCGGCCGCGATGGCCTTCCACGAGGTGTAGGGACGCCGCTGCTCGATCAGTTCGGCCAGGGTCCCGGGTAGCCGCTCCTCGATGAGGCGATAGAGCTGGCTCGGTTCCGTCATGGACAACAGGTTGTCACAGACGATAGTTGTCCCGCAAGAGGACACTCAGAACTTCTGTGAGATAACCCTCTTGGGTGTTGACAACTTCTTGTCCTTGGCAAACCATAGCCACATGGAGGACAACAACCGCGAGGGCCGGGTGGTGGCGACCATCCCAACCGACACGTTTGCCCACCGGCTTTTGCTCGTTAGGGCGCAGATGGGTCACCTCACCGTGAAGGACGCCGCCGAGAAATGCGGGCTACACCCCGCCGCATGGGCGAAGTGGGAGCAGCGCGGCTCACTGCCTCGCGACATCCTCGACGTCACGGAAGCCATCGCGGACGGCCTGGGCGTGGACCGCGACTGGCTACTGCACGGCGGTCCCCTAACTGCGCCAGTTAGGCCCGCTAGGCGCGTTAGGTTGACCTATCCTCGTCGGTCTCTTAGGCCCGGTGGCCGTGGTGCCGAGCGCCGCGCCCGCAGGCTGGAGCGCGTGCCCGCCTAGCACCTAGGTATGACCGACACCAACCGTGTCGCCGCCGTCACTGACCGTCCGGCCCTCATGGACGCCTGTTAACTTGAGTTGGATATCACACCATGACGCATTACATAGACGACCATCTCACCGCACTGCGGGCAGAAGGTCGATCACCCAACACGGTCGACTCGCGGGAAGAACTGCTCCGCCGCCTCGACCGTGACCTGCCCTACGGCCTCGACGAGGCCACCACCGGCGAACTCCAGTTCTGGCTGGGCAACGCCGACTGGTGCAGCAAAACCCGGGAAACCTACTGGTGCCACATCGTCGCCTATTTCAGATGGTGCACAAAGGGACCCCGCCCTTTACTCGACTACGACCCCTCGCAGCCGATGACCAGGCCACGCGTCGGAAGGCACCTGCCCCGCGTCGCCAGCGACGACCAGCTCGCGCACGCCCTCACCAACCTGCACCGCCCCGTGCTCCGCGCCGTCATTCTCGCCGCCGGACTAGGCATGCGGGCCGCTGAGGTGGCCGACGCACGACGGGAACACTTCACCCGCCAGCAAGTCATCATCCACGGCAAGGGCGACAAGATGCGCGCCGTGCCCGTGCCCGAGGACGTGTGGGACGAGATCGGCGGATGCCCCGACGGGCCGCTCATCACCCACCACGGCCAACCGGTAGGGCGGCAGTGGGTGACATTAACGGCGTCGCGGGCGCTTACCGGGATAGGGCTGACCGAGGTCACCCTGCACTGGTTCCGCGGCGCGTACGCCACCCGGCTACGCCGCAGCGGAGTCGACGCGTTCGCCATCCAGCAACTGCTCGGCCACTCGTCGGCGGCCACCACACAGCGGTACGTGCAGGTCGACGGGGACGACCTCGCCGCCGCCGTTGCTAGGCTGCCGCGACTGAACCAACCAGCACGAGGATCCGTGACGTCGTCCAAGACGTCCGAGCCGGAATCTAGCCGGCTCGGACGTGCCACCGAAGCGGCATAGCCGATCCTGCACCCTCACGGCCCGGACCCTGCCGTGAGGGGCACCCCCTGGCAGGAAGTTGCCAAACCTGGCGATCAAGGAGGCCACCGTGCACACTCAGCCGAAACCGGGATGGGGGAACAACGTGCGCCGCCTACGTGCCCTGCTGCGTCGACCGGACCTCGGCGAGGTTCTCGCGGCGCGCGTTGCCCAACCCGACACCGCGCCGGCCGTCGACGTTCAGGACGCCGTGCTGCGCCAGGACATGCGCTGGCTTGAGGATGAACTCGTCGGCCGCACTTCGGTGATCTGAGCATCAGCCGTTCGTACCGAGCCGGGTCATCCGAACGGCCGGTCTTCTGGGCACCGCCCGTTGTGCCCGGGTTTGATGGTCAGCCTTTCGGACAGCGTTGTTGACCCGCTCGTACCACCGTGTCCGGTTCACCACAATCCCTTATGGACAGTTGGACGCCCGTCGATTGATTTCCTGCCGGACTTGGGCGATGCGCCCAGTTTGTCTAGCGCGATACACCCACAATGTCCCGATGTCAAAAACCCCCCTAGGGTAGAGGGACGTTTACCCCCGCGCAGCCGCGTCGAGCACCGCTCCGCAGGCGCCGGGGGTTCCCCTCCACGGACCGCGGGCTAGCAGCAACGGCAGCCTGAACGAGTACCGAGGCGTAAGACCTCGCAGCCAGGTTCGACCCCTGGCAGGTCCACTCCCGCCACCATCCGGGTGGCCAGTGGGAGGGAGACCCACGATGCATGACCTCAAGCAGTTGAGGCGTCTGCGTTGGATGGTTCTAATCACGGTCCTGGCCGGCATCGCCGCGTCGATCGCGATGAACGTTCTCCACGCACCAGACTCCCTCGCAGCGCAGCTAGTCTCCGCAGGCCCGCCGCTGGCGGTCTTCGGCGCGCTCGAGCTAGTCGTACGTATCCCGTCGTCGAGTCGCGGACTGTCCGCGCTTCGCATCGCCGGGGCGGCTGTTGTGGCGCTTGGCGCGGCAGCCATCTCCTACGCGCAGCAACGCGCCGCGGTCCACGAGCTCGGTTTCGATCAGTGGGAGTCCTACATCTGGCCTCTCATCATCGACGGGATCATGGTCGTGGCGTCGGTGTCGCTCGTAGAGGTGGTCCGCAAGATCCGCCAGATAGTCGCTTCGGAGGTGGAGGCGTTGACACCCACGGCGAGGCTTCGGGCCGCGGCCGACGTGCACGAGTCGCCGGAGGTCCTGGCGTACCGGACCGAGGTGGCGAAGATGCGACGCGAGTCGGGTCTGGCGGCGATGAACGGGAACAGCAAGGCGCAGGCAACGGCGAGCTGATCGGACCCTAGCGTTCCGGTCGGCCGCTGGGTACAAAGAAGAAGGCCCCATCCCCTCCGACCGGGGGGATGGGGCCTTTTTTTGTTGCGCTGGGTCAGCGGCCAACCGCCGCCAGAGTGTCGTCGCGGTAGTTACCCGTCCATGTGCCGACACCTCCACATCCGTCTGTCCAACCGTACGCCGGCCGGTGCGGATCGGAGCCGTAGTTGCCCGTCGGACCGTAGAACCGATTGTCGCGCACCACCCACGCGCCGCTGCCGTTGTCGCTGCAGTAGAGCGTGTACGCACCGGCGCTGAGGAAGTTGTTGACGATGGTCCAGCGCAGGTTGGACGTCGGGTTGGTGATGATGCTCGACGTGATCGGGTTCAAGCCCGCGAAGGTGTTGTGCTCGATGACGACGTCAGAGCCGCCCTGCGATTGCAGGTCGTCGGCGTGCCCGGGAGCAACCTCGCGCGAGCTCAGGTACGAGTCGCGGACCACCGTGTTGCCGTTGATCTCCCCGGCGTTCTCGCAGTCGTGGATGTAGGCGTTCGTGATCGTCGCGCCGTGCACCCACACGCCATGTCGGTGCCCGTCAACACACGTGATCTCTACGTGGTCAATGCGGAGGTTGGCGGCAGCGGGCGCGTCGTCGCCGTAGATGCCGGCGAACCACCCTCCCGCCAGGCAGGTGATCTTAGAGTTGCGGATCGTCACGTTGGTCGCGAGGATCCGCAGACACCCGTTGATCGCCTTGCCGTCGATGACCGTGCCTGCCGTGCTGATCGTGAGCGACCCGGTGTACGGCGTTGGCGTGATGCTCGGCGGCACGCCCGTGCTCGCCAGCGTGGGATACCCGCACGCGGCCAACCGCGACTGGTCGATCGGCCCGAGCGAGTTCTTGAGGTCACCGAAGCAGTTACGCAGCGGCCCGGTCGGACTCGGGCTGGGCGTCGGCGTAGGCGACGGTGTGGGCGACGGACTGGCCGTGGGTGAAGGACTCGCTGGAGGTGTCGTTGGCGGGGCTGTAGTCGACGTGGGCGAGACAGAAGGCGACGCCGAGGGTGACATAGACGGCGACGGTGAGGCCGTCAGCGTGGCGCTGGGGCTCGGCGCGGGGCCTCCTAGCGGGTCCGCACAGGCCCACGTGCCGTCCGGCTGCAGGACGATGACCTGGCCGGGTTGGCACCCGATCGTGTCGCCCGCGGTGACGGCGTACACCGCACCACCGCCGGCCAGGAGCCCGACGGTGAGGCCGATGACCACACCGAGCAGACCCCGCAAACGCGAAACCGCCCCGGCGCTGGGCCGGGGCGGGCGGTGGGAACCGACGTATCTATCCGTACTCATTTGGTCTCCGATGTCGCAGGGGAGTTCGGCACAAACCACGTGCCGAAGCCGACCGTGATGGCGGTCGAGATGACGTTGACCCACTCGTCGAAGGAGATGCCGACACCGGCGGGCGACTCGGCGCCGCGGCCGATCTGGTAGACGGCATACGCCCCGAGCAAACCCGCGGCCAACGCCTTGGCGATCTTCGCAAGCATGGTGCTACTCCTCTACATCTCGGTAGTTCGGCTTGTCGTCGTCACGCGGGTTCGGGTGCATCGCGGCGAGCATCTGCCCCTGCGACTCGAGCATCTCCAGCAGCTTGGTCATGTTGCCGTTGGTCTGGCGCTGCACCGCGGAGGACTGTTCCCTCGTCTCAGCCGACTTGACCGCCACCACACCGATGCCGGCCAGGATGCCCATGCCGACCAGGACGAACGTCGCGGTGTCCTTGCCGGTGAATGTGAGCGCCGCGATCGTGGCGAAGAAAGCCACAATGATCGTCACGTGCTTCCAGCTGATGTCCTTCACCACGGCGCCTCTGTTCTCAACGGGTAGTGCAGGCCATCAGCGGGGTCCAGGCTGCGGCGGGTGGTGCGGTGGTGCTCAACCTTGCCGGCGCGTTCCCCAGTAGGTGAACGCGAAATGCCCGGCGAGAAGGGCCAGCCCCAGGAACAGCAGGCTGAAGTCGCCGGTGCTGGCACCGAGTAGTCCGAGGAGCAGGGCAAGGACGAACACGATCACCGCCGCGATTGCAAGCATGGCGGGTTCCTTTCGTTACGGCGCAGGCTCGCGCTTGGCGTCGGGTGGGATGGGCAGTCCGGCGGCGATGAGTGCCGCCTTCAGGTCGTCGATGCGGGCGACCATGTCGGTGCGTTGCTGGTTCACGATGACGTGCACCTCGTCGAGTTTGGCGTTGGTGGTCTCCGTCGCCAGGGCCACCCGCTCGTTCTGAACCGCGAGTTTGTCCGCCGCGTCGGTGACCCGGCGGGCCACCTCATCCTGGCGTGCGAAGTCCTGACGCTTGAGCAGCCACTGGCCGAGCAGGCCGACGCCGGCGACGATGAGCGCCACCCAGACAGCTTCCATCGGTGGGCTAGTCAGCGATTTCGTCAAGTTGCTTATCGACGCGCTCTTCGATCGCATCCAATGACTCCTCCGACAGCGTGACCTCACCTGGCACCGGCACACCGGAGGTGACCGCGGCACGGATGGTCTCGATCTTCCCGGCGACGCTCATCGGTGGCCGAGGCGCCGAGTCGAGGGTGAACAGCAGGTAGTGGATGTCGTGGACCTCGCGGAGCAGTTGTTCCTGCTGCTCTGGTGTCAGGGCCATGTCGTCGCCTCCGGTCAGTAGCTCCAGCAGGTAATCCCAGGGGAAGTTGGGGCCGGGGTCGGTGTGGTCGGTGCCGCCGAAGGCTTTGCCGAGGTCGTTGTGCGAGGTGATCCCCGGCTGGTAGGCCTGGAGTTCGGCGATGGTGCGGCGCTCGAGCGGGATGCCGTACTCGGCCGCGTCGGCTCGGATGATGGGCGCGATCTGGTCGAACATGGCCACGCCGAACTCGTCCAGCCATTGCTCGCGGGTCTGCGAGGCGAACCCGCTCAACTCCCAGTTGATCCCCCTGTAATTGCCCGACCGGTTGCCCACGGTCCACGCGACGTCCTTGAGCAGGACGCACTGCACGACGCTGTTTGAATCCGCGCAGTAGTGGCTTGAGACGCTGCGGCCGCCCGCGCCGGTGGCGAAGTAGTTGGCCGTGTTCTCCGCCGTGGTCGGCGTCTCGTGGGCCTCCATGTCGTGAATGACGATCCATAGCGGTGGCCCGTCGGCGCGGCCCTTGGTGTAGCCGGACGCCTGGATGAACTGGAGCTCCGGGTGGTCGGGGCTAGTCGCCATCGGACCATTCGCCTACCACTGCGACCGCGTACTCGCCCATCGCGGTCCGCTCCGGGTCGTCACGGACAACGGTCGTGTCGGGGGTGCCGACGACCGTGCGCCCCTCCCGCTCCGCCGCCTCGGCGTATTCCTCCAGCGCCTCGGCAACCGCCACGTCCTCCGGCTTGCTCAGGTCGAATCCGATCAGCAGGATCTTGGTGGCCATCAGGCCTCCTCCAATGCCAGGACGCGCGCCTCGAGCGCGGCGATCGCTGCCAGTGCCCGGTCCGCCTTCGACGGGTCGCCGACACCACGCACCAGTGGCGAGTGAAACTCGACCCAGATGTTCAAGTTGCCGGAGGCCACCGCGTCATAGACCGACTGGATCCGCAGGTCCTGGAACACGCCGAGTTTGCCGCACTCGATGCTCGCGTAGGTGTTGCCGCCGGACGGGCCGAACGAAAGGCCCTGCCTGGCTGCCGTCTCGTCTATCCCCACGATCACGGTGCCCATGTGCGCGCCGTCGGTTTCCAGGCGGATCCGACCCGACGACTTCTCGATCTTCACTTCCACGAGACCGACCGAGTTATGAGCCGAGTTGGTGTGGATGAACAGCCCCGAATTCCAGATGAAGTCTGGGTCGCTGGTGGTGTCGTGGATGCCGTCAACGATCCGGATACAACCCATCCGGGTGGCGACCTCACAGTCGGGCTGCCACGCGTCGCGGTACTCGGCGTACTCGTCCATCAGATGTCCGTGCCGGTGTCGGTCGGGTCCAGCCCGATGTCCTCGATGACCATGTCGATAGGCGCCGTGGCTGCGCCGGCGATGCTGATGTTTCCGGTGCCGGACACCCGCGTGACGGTGAGCAGCACCGAGAACAGGGTGTCGGTGGCCGGCGAGTAGTCGATGATGATGGTGACCGAGTTGCCGCTGGTGGCGTTGGCCAGTGGTGCCTGCGCGGCGGTGAGGATCGTCGATGACGTGGTGGGCGTCGAGCCGTCGGTGGTGTATCGCAGATTGGCCGCCGCGACATCAGCGGCGACGGAGGTATCCAGCGTCAACGCCGAGGTCCAGATCTTGTAGGTCCGGCCGGCATACATGGGGATGTCGTCGAGGCGCAGTACGCCGACCTCGGTGGTGGTTGTGGTCGAGTTCGTGGTTCGGTTGCCGCGGGCGATGATGCCCAGCGGCAGCGGAGAGTTCTCATTGAGCAGGTTGTTGTAGTCGGAGGCCCGCGCCTTCTGGCCGGAGAAGACCGTCATCCCATCCCCTCACAGCGCCCAGACGAGCGGCTTGTCGACTTGCACGTCGGCCAGTTGAGCGTGCGTGGTGGAGACGCCGTTGACGCTGCGGGTGACGGTCAGGTCAGCCACACCACGCGGCAGGGTGAGGAACACGACCCGGGAGATGGCAGCCGCGCCGCCGGTAACGGTGTGGGAGCTGGTCGCCGACGGCACCGAATCGGTGCTGACGGGGCCGCGCACCACGTACAGGCTCTGGTCGTTTCCAGTGGTGGTGCTGGCCTCGACCACTTCCGTGTAGGTGGACGGGGCGACGCTGGTGTAATCGTCCTGCTTCCAGCAGAACTGCAGAACCTGAACGTCACCCTCCTGCACGTAGTGCGGGAACGAGATGTCCTGCGCGCTGCCGTTCAACTGCTCCTTCGAGTTGAGCACGGTGATCTGACATCCGCGGGCACGCACAACGACCGCGGATGTGGTGTCACCGGCAGCACCGCCGGCGAAGGACACCGTCGGGTCGGCCATCGCCGCCGACGTAGCGTACTTGCCGAAGATGCGCATGTTGCCGAACGTGTAGAGCGAGGTGTACCCGGACAGGTCCGACACCGTGCCGGTGCCGCTGCTGCGGATCGCGGCGAACACCAGCATGAGGTCGCCCTCAAGGTGCGACGGGTTGGTCGGCGTCACCGATGCGTTGTCGGCGTGGGCCGGGGTGCCGGCCAGGATCGACGGCGCGACCGCGGCCACAGCCGTGACCGTCACCACCTCGGCGCCAGCCAGCAGGTCTACCGGCAGGTCATCGGCGTCCTCGGTGAAGTCCGGCTGACACCCGATCCGCCATGTGGTGGAGGTGGTGGTCTCGGCGGTCAACAGCGACATGGAGTCCTCCGCGTAGACGCCCGCCCGATACGGGCCGTAGGGGGCGCAGTTGAGTTCGACCTGCCAGAAGTTCACGTCGAGGGTTTCGGTGTAGCCCTCGATGATCAGGTCGATGGTGTTCGGCCCGACGAGGTGCACCGGCGCGTTGGTGATCTGGATGCGTGAGCCGATGTCACACGCCAGCCATGCGTCGATCAGGTCTGGATGCTCGTGAAGGTCGACCTGGATACCGAGGTAGCGAGGTTCGTCGACGGTGCCGAGGCCCACCCGCAAGCTCGCGTGTTGAACGGCTTGGTCGTCTTCTTCCAGGTTGAGGGTGGCAGCGTCGTCATACCGACCGACTGCGGCGACGCCCAACGGTCCGTCCTCGTCGACGAACCTTCCCGACGAACCGCCGGTGCGTGTGATCGTGACGTCGTTGCGAAGATAGCGGTCGTCATCGACGGGATAGAAGTCGGTGACGTGACCCTCTTCGTAGTCCAGCGTCAACGTCACGGGCTGGTTTTCGCGCGAGCCGCGGGTGTCGAAGCCGAGCTCGCCGGTGCGGCGCTCGACGATCAGGCCTTCATCCGCGGCTTCACATTCGCGCAAAAGGTCGAGCAGGGTCTTAGTCGTCTGCGGACCCATCGGCTCGCTGGAGCCGGAGGCGACGTCGTTAGGGATCGACTCCTCATCGCACAGCCGGGCGAACCGTACGGCGGCTTCCTCGCCGGCGTACCCGTCGGCGGCCGCGGCCCGACCCGCGGATGCGCTGATCCCGACCAGGACCGCAACATGGCTGAGCAGGACGGTCCCGCTGGTGTGACCGCCACGGTACAAACCGAGCGTGACCGAGTTCGTGATGGAAGTACCAAAGCCGGGGAGCGAAGTGATTAGAACACCATCTACATACTTGTTAAGGTCCACGGCGGCGCCGTTTGTTGTGAACTGGTACGAGAAGTGGTGCGGCTCCCCGTCGGCATCAGCGGTGTTAGGTCCGGCCACAAAAGTGCCCGCGGGGCTTTGGATCGCCAACACGTTGGTGGCGCCGCCCAGGTCGGACACGGCGGTGAACTCGACCTGAAAATCTGCGGTGCTGCCCTTATCGACTACCACCCATGAGATGGCGAGTTCGGCGGCCACCATGTCCAACGCGCTTGACGCCCCCGCCGGTGCCGATGCGGTCACAAACGGGAACGTTGTGACTGCACGTATCGGCGGCTGCCCGGAAAGACCGGACGGCGCTTCGGTTTGTTCGCCCTCACCTTCCAGCGGCCAATACGCCACAGGGTTGGCTGCAAGCGATACCCGGTACAGCGCCGACTTCAGCGGCGACTGTCCCTGCCCCAACCGGCGCAGCAGACCGTTGGCCCGGACCGGCACGTGGTCGTCAATGTCCGGCCCGGTCCACCGCGGCGGCCACGACGCTACAAGCGCCGTCGACCGCACCACCGCGCCCGAGCCAGGATCCGCCGACACTCGCACTGGAGTGTTACGTCCGAACCGGCCATAGTTGGCGCCGCCCACATTGCGGGGCGAGAAGACCCCGTCCGGGTTGATGACGTCGAAGTCGCAGGAGCTCGGACCCACCGAACCCTGCTCGCCGGCCCGGCCGCGGGTAATGACCACCGGAGCGCGGACCATGTTGTCCTCAGGGTCCGCCGACGTGATCTCGGTGAACGTCCACGACGACGGCTCCGCCAACGGGTCCGCCTCGTACGCCACCGACACGGTGATGTCGAGCGGGTCGTCGGGGAAAGCCATCAGCTCTGCCCGAAGTAGGTCTGTGCGCTGCCCTGCCCGGCGGTGCGGACCTCGAACCGCAACGACTCAACCAACGCCGACACGACACCCCGGTCCGTGCCCGGCTTGGCCGACACGACCACGTCCACCCGCTGCGCGCCGCCACCGCCGCTCGTGAAGTCCCCGCCGCGCGGCACCACGTCGGCGTTGTACCAACCAGCAGCGGCGGACAGGATCGACATGGACCGGCCGTAGTTGCCGTGCTTGGGCACGAACGCCTCACCACCGGTCTCCGGTTCGGCGTAGGCGTAGCGAGTCGGCGGCGAGGCCACATGCGCCGAGCGCAGGACTCCGGCGGCGGCGTGTTCGGTGACACCACCCCAACGGTTGTTGCCCGCCTGCCGCCCGGCGCCGAACGTCTTCGTCGTGATCTCGAAAACGACGCTCTTATACGTCGGCACGCGGGTGATCGCGTCGATGAGTTCGTCAACCGCGCCCGCGGCCATGCCGGCGTTAATCAGCGTGTTGCGCAACTGCGCGATGTAGTTGTCGTAAACCTTGGTCGCCTCGTCGATCGAACCGGTCTCCGCCAGTTTCGCTGCGGCGGCCGCGTCTGCGGCGCGAGCCAGGTCATCCACGGCGGCGGCGGCGGCGCGGCCCTTCTCGTCGTGAATATCCAGCGAACCATTGGAGACCTTCAAGGCCTCCTGCAGATCGTCAACAGCGGCCTCGGCACCGCGCTCGGCACCGCGGAATGTCAGCAGTTCGTTGTTGAGCTTCGGCAGCTGCCGGAGTAGCGCCGCCGCTTCCCGCTCGGCGTAGGACAGGCCGTCGCCGAGTTTGTTGGCCGGCTCGTCCGCCCCCTCAAGCGCCGCCGACAACAGCGGCAGTTGCTTCTGCGCGTACTCCATGCTGATGCCCGCAGCCTTCGCGGCCTCGCCGACCGCCGCCAGGGCCTCGTCGCGCCGCCCGCTCTGCGCCATCTTCGCCAACGCCGCGTCGGTCTTGTGCAACGTGTCGACGATGTCATCGCCGGTGATGTTGAACTGTCGGCCGAGGTCCGCCGCGTACTTCTCGTTGATCCGGATCGACTTCTGGCTGTCCATCAGCGCGATCGACAACGCCGCTAGGGCGACGGTGAGAGTGCCCGCGCGGGCGGCCATGAA